CTTTTGACAATATTCGGGTTTGCACTGCGAAAGATCGCAGTGTTGATATCATTTTACCAACCATGCGATACTTCGGACTGTTGTCCTCAGTATGACACTTCACGTCATTGCGAGCGATAGCGTGGCAATCCAGTCTATTATTCAATTCATGACTTAAACCTCTCTCGCAGTTGTAATTAAAAACCTTAGCTGCATAACTTCTTAGCTGCCTAGCTGCTTTGATACCGACTTTGCTTCTAAGCATCTTTGCATCTAAGCATCGCACCAAAATAGCACCTAAACCATGACTATGAGAGGATTTTAGCTTATTGCCCCCCCCCCCCGTTGCAACTAAAAAATTTCTTTTTCATAAAAATTTCCTCTCTGTTTTGTGTTAACATCTCTATTTTAACAGATTTTTTGAAGTTTTTCAAGAGGGTTATATTATCCTCCCTATTGAGGGAGGAATAAGGTGGGTGCTAATTTCAATATAAACGATAGCCCTAATGGGATAGCACCCATCCCAGCCTTCCCTCTTAAAGGGAAGGAGCTAATTTTTCGTAACAGACTAATCAGCCAGACTTCTTTGCATCTAAGCATCTTTTAATTTTAGCTGCTTTGCTTCTTAGCTTCCTAACTGCTTTTGATATGGACTTCTCACTTTTCACTTAAAGCCCTATAGTCCTATCGCCTTATTGCCTTATAAAAAATGGCAGATGGGTGAAAGCTTGTAATATAAATTTCCCTTACGGGATAGCACCCACCTAACCTCCCTCATTAGGGAGGAATTTATTTTGCTTAACTTCTTCGCTTCTTAGCTGCGTAGCCACTTTGGTAGCACCCCATGTATTCATGGAGATGGCAACATGCCTGTATAATCGTGGACTTTTCAAATTTGGAATATAAGTTATACTAAAAATGTGGTTAAGGTTCACGCCCAAAGATGGCAAAATCGTTTACCACTAAAGTTAGGGGATAGCAGTATGGGTTATATTCATTGCTGCGGAGCTTTACACAAGACCAAAACTTTTCGTCTTGTTCCGCAGGAAAACTTTTTGTTGTGCGAACTCGATTACTTGAGCAAATGCCCTGTTTGTGGGCATTCGGTTTCACAACTTACAAGAATTGACAAAGAAGACAATATTTCAGTTATTAGAAAAACTAATCAAAAAGCTCGAAAGTTTTTATCAAAACTAAAAAATTCCATCTTATACGAAATTCGACCAGCAAATTACAAACCGTTATACACAAGCAAATTCTACTTAAATTATAACGAATTTGGAGTAAAAAAGAGATGTTATTCAAATCTTAGAGCTTTAAAAATAGGACTTACCGAAAACAAATACCTAAAAAACAATCCTTAAATTATCTTACTCTCTGGGCGGAATTTTCCGCCCTTGTTTTTTTGAACGGAAATATTATGAATTATATTCAGTCGTTTTTTAATATGCTGAATGTATAAAGACTAGTAAAGGAATTTTTGAACATGGCACTTTCACCCAAAGAAGTTGAAGTAATAACTTTGGTTGCATTGGGTTATTCAGACAAAGAAATTTGTTCGACACTCAAAATAGCTTACGGCACTGTAAGAAATCATATAGATAGAGCAATCTTAAAATTACACGCACAAAACAGAACCCATGCGGCAATGATTTACAAGTTTATGAATAAAGAATGGTTAGAGGAATTTTATGAAGCGAATAATCATACATTGGACAGCCGGAACGTATTATCCAACTAATTATGAAAAAGGACATTATCATTTTTTGGTTGATGCAAAAGGAGAAATCCATAACGGAGTATTCAAACCGGAAGCAAATGAAATATGCAAAGCCGGCAAATATGCAGCTCACACAGGTGGCGGAAACACCGGTTCAATCGGAGTTGCTATCTGCGCAATGTTGAATTACAAATCTCCAAAATCTGTTGGTAAATATCCGATTACAAAAAAGCAGTTTGAAAGCACGATGAATTTTTGCGCACAACTTTGCAAAAAATATAACATTTCAATAACGCCACAAACTGTTCTCACGCATTACGAATTTGGCATACAAAATCCAAAAACAACGTCAGCAGGCAAAATTGATATCATTTATCTTCCTCCATATCAATGGGTAACAAAAGACGAAGTAGGAAGTTTTATAAGAACAAAAATCAAATGGTACTTAAATAAAATCAACAAAATTAATTAAAAAGGAGCTACAAAAATGGAAGTATCATATTACAATTTAGCAGGCGGAATAAATCAGGCATTGACCAAAACGGAATTGGGGCTTAGTACAAAAAAGATTTATTGGGCGGACGCTACAAATATTGAAATTCTACAAAATCGAGGAATTGTCAAACAAAAAGGGAATTCCTTATTTTTAGATATCGGAGAAGAAATTACGGGAATAACTGAGATGATATCTTATGATATTCCAAAATTAGTTATCACAACAGTTTCCGGCAAAATATTTATTTATGATGAATTACATTCCAAAACAAATTTAATCGACAAAACTTTAACGGGGAAAAATCCTAAATTTTTAAACTTTTTAAACGGAATATTAATAATGACAGAAAGTGATGGATTGTTTTACATCAAAAACAATTCAACTTATGATGTTGTCGATTGTGAATTAAAAGACTTAAACGGCGATATTTTAACAGGCGGAATTATGTCTGCATACAAAGGTAGAGTTTGGGTTGCAAAAAATGCAACAATCTATTATTCTGCACTTGGTAGTTATAATGATTTTACAACATCTGATGATGCAGGTTATATCAACGAGTTTCATACAGATACTGGTTCTATAACTGCATTACGCCAATATAAAGATTATCTTGCAATTTATAAAAAGAATAGTGTTTATCTTCTTTCCGGAACAAATCCTGAAGATTTTGCAATCACTTTATTTGCTGACAAAGGAGCTGTAAATTCTGCATCAATTCTAAATGTTTCAAACAAGCAGTATTTTTTAAGTAACGGAATTTTTGCACTTGAACAAGTTGGCGAACTCAATCAAATTCAACTCGGGAGTGAAATATCTTTAAATATAAAAGAAGAATTTTCATCTTTTGATAATTTATCAAACACAATTGCTTTGCATTACGAAAAGAAAAATCAAATCTGGTATTTCTTTCCGTACGCTTCAGACGATTATTTTCACATAATTTGGATTAACGATTATGTAAATAAAGCTTGGTATAAAAGAAAAGTTCCGCAAGATATAGTAACTGCTTGCGTATATAATGACCAGATTTATATAGCCGATAAGGAAGGGAAAATTTATAAAGATGATTTTGGAACAACTTTCAACGGAATTCCAATTGATTTTATGTGGAAATCTCCATTCCTTGCAATTACTAATCCTCATCATAGAAAAATGATTGACGAATTTTATTTTTTGCTAGATACAGAATACGACAACAATTTTAATTTTTCAGTATTCAAAGATTACGATAGCGAACTATCAGACGATGAGGAACATATTTATTCTGTTTACAAAGATCATTTGATTTGGGCTGATGACGATACTCCAGATCACCAACCTTGCCATTGGGGAGATGACGAAAGTTCAATTCCGGTTTGGGCAGTAAACAAAGATACTTTAGAAAAAGCGGAGATTTCTGAAGCAAATTACTCCGTACAAATATGTGTCGAAGGAAACGACATCACAAACTCTTGCGCAATAATCGGACTTCAATTTAGAGAAGTCTATATTGATGACTAGCACCACTCATTTTATACAAATTACACACTACTAAAAAAGAAAGGAAAAATTATGTCAGAAACAACTAACTCTTACTCAGCATTCATTCCAGAAATTTGGAGCAAAAAATTAAACAATATGTTGGAAAAAGATTGCGTTATGCTACAATGCGTAAACAGAAATTGGGAAGGCGAAATTAAAAATCAAGGTGACAAAGTTAAAATCATCACTCCATCAGAAGTCACAATTTCAACATTGGGTTCAGAAAATATTACATATAGCGAACTTGAACCAACATCTCAAGAGCTTGTAATTGATCAAAAGAAATTCTTTGCTTTCAAAATCAATGATATTGCGCAAGTACAAGCAAACACTGATATTATGGAAGCACATCTTAAAAATGCAAGAAAAGCGATTGAAGAAGTTCA